GCAGGTAAATTATTACCTGAGAAATGAGTAAAAGAATATGCTACAAGAGATTTTCCTATAAGTAGAATAGAAAAGGATTTATGACTAACTCCAACAAGCAGGGCTATAGTTGAAAGAACTTGAGTAACTCCTTGAGAGTATATACTTAGTAAAAACCTATGATGAGTAGCAAGAGAAATACAAATAAATGAACTAGCTAAGATTGCAGATGACAGTTATAACTGAATAACAAATCAATTAAAGAACATAGAAACAAGAACACCATCACCTGATGCTAAGAAAATGCTCACTACAATGGTAGATGAAATGCAATCAAGTAAAATACTTGCAAGAGAATATCCTGACTATATAGCTAAACTTAATGAGTTAGGATCACAAGCAGATTACTCCCCTAGCGAACTCCTTGCAATAAGAAGGGATTTTGATAGAATTGTTTGAAATCAGATGTTTAATGCTCAAGGTAGAGTATCTTGAGTAGAAGATAAGACTATTGCAGGGCGAAGAAGCAAACTAGCAGACCAACTAGAAACAATAGGTAATGAAAACTGAATAGATATTAAAGAAATGAATACTGATATAAGAAACTCTACGGCTATAAGAGATTGACTCTTAAGAAGACTATCACAAGAAAATAAGAATAATACTTTCTGACTACAAGACATTTGAGTATGAGCTATACTTTCAGCAGGTAACCCAGTAGTAGCAACAGCTATCGTAATAGGTAAGAAGGCACTAGAAAACGCAGTACCATGAATATCACAATCACTTTATAACCTTAATAAAGCAAAAAATGTACCTCGTGATTTGAATCGTGGCGTGCCTATTACTCCTTCTGATACAACCAATGGCCTTAGTATTACTCCTGATGCTCCTAGTGTGAGGGCGACTCCTTGAAAAGTAGAACCCCTAAAACTACCTCTTAAAGAGTGAGCTACAGTTTTTCCATGATCAAAATGACAATTAGGTAATATAAAACCACCAGTAAAAACTCCACCTATTACAGTAGAGAAATGAGCTATAGGTATGTGAACACCTAAAGTAAATAATACGCCTGTTATTACTCCAAAGGCAACGGTTGCACCTAGTGTTTCAGCACCTAAAAATAAATGATTCAAGTGATTATGAAAGGAAACTATGGAGCAGAATATAACTAAAGCTGATGACAGTTTGGTGCAGGAGGCTAAGAAGTATAAGAGTGCAGAAGAGTTTGTCAATAAACAGTGAAAACCGCTTTATCATGGTACACATAATAATTTTAAGTCTCTTGATATAAATAAGGCTTGAACAACAAATGATTACTGAGTATGGGGGGAATGATTATACCTCACGCCACATTTAGAGACAGCCAAAAACTATTGAAAGAATATACACAAGCTATACTGAACACCAAAAAACCCGTTAGACGTAAGTAGATTCTGAAGAATAAAAGATGCTGCGGATTACTTAGATATGTCAGAAGATGCGTTGCGTATGGATAGTGATGGTTCTATAAGACCATTAGCAAGTCAAGCCCAGCAGTTTAGTAGTCATGTAAAAGACTTATGACACGATTGAATAGTGAAGTACCGTGATAAAAGTACAGAGTATGTATTATTTGATACTAAGAATATAAAAACAGAATCACAACTCAAACAAATCCGAGAGCAAGCTAATAAAAAAACTTTACCTCCTCTTCCTAAGAAATGAAAATAAAACAACTTAACTATGAAATACTAGAACCACCTATTGAGGTGAATAAGCCCTAAACTTTACTTTTACCCCCAAATCAATATGAAAGAAGAAGAAGCATTGGCTATAATAAAGCTAGAGCAGATACACAAAACACAAAGGGAATCCCTCTATGAGTTCTTACTTTACTATCGAGAGGTAGAAAGGAAAGTAAAAGTAGATAGAAACCGACATTTGGAGCTTATCTGTCAGAGGTTAGAAGATGTATATTATTGAAAGACTAAAAGGCTTATCATAAATGTACCTCCAAGATCACTCAAGACAGAGATTGTTTCAATTGCCTTCCCTGCGTGGTGTATAGGTAAGAAGCCAGCGTTGAAGTTCATGGGTATATCATATGCATCCTGACTTGCAGAGGATAACTCTAGTAAGTGTAGATCAATGTATGAGTCTGATACTTACTTATCTATATTCCCAAGAAGAGTAGAGCTAAGAGAAGACCAGAACACCAAACAACACCGAGAAAACACTGAATGATGACAATATTATGCAAGTGGTGCAACTGGTACAATAACCTGAAAGGGTTGTGATATAATGGTTATAGATGATCCATTAAAACCATGAGATGCAATGAGTGATATAGTAAGAATAGGAGTAAATAACAACTATCACAATACACTCTATTCAAGATTAAATAACAAAAGCGACTGAGCAATAGTGATAATAATGCAAAGACTACATGACGATGACTTATGTTGACATCTTATAGAACAAGAGACACACGGAGAACAACGAGAAAAGTTAATCATTCCAGCTATTGCAGAAGATGACGACCAGTACAGAAGGAAAGGAGAATCATTCTTTGAGAAAAGATTCCCAATAGAAATGCTCCACCAAATGCAAAAGCAAGATCCGTTAGTATTCTCTAGTCAGTATCAACAAGAGCCAACTAATAAGGAAACACAAGAGTTTCACGAGGAATGGTTCAGATACTATGACCAACCACCAGCATGATTAAGAATATTCACTGTAGTAGATCCAGCATTCAAGACCTGACAACAGAATGATCAAACCGCTATAATGACTGTATGATTTAAAGATGAAAAGATGTACATAATAGAATATACAGCTGGAAGATTTACAGCTGATATAATGCAAGAAAAGATAATCTATCATATAAGAAAACGAAACCCAGAAAAAATATGAATAGAAGCATTTCAAGCACAAAGCCTTATTGTAACATTCCTAAAGCAACAACTAACTAAACTATGAATATACTGTAGTATAGAAGAGATAAGACAAACAGGAGATAAGAATGCTAAAATAAGAAGTCTAATTGCATTCTATAGGAACGGACTAATATTCCATACTAGAGACTGCATGGAACTAGAAAAGCAGTTAATAAAGTTTCCAAGAGCAAAGCACGATGATATTATTGATGCATTGCAAATGGTATATAACATGTACACCTTAACGCCTAATACTAAAGCATATAGACCAATACAAATAGAATATGATCAGAATTGAAATGTAATTTATAACTAGTAACACTATGCTAAAACTTACCCAAGATCAACAGAATGAAATAGTAATGCATGTTAGTAATACATTCACTGACTATAAAAACAGAACACAAACTCGAAGAGATAGAATGGTAAGGATATACGAGGAAGTATCTACATTTTCTAGTAAATGAAAAGACTGGGAAACTAAATTTAAAGTAAACAAAGTACACGAGATAGAAAATAGAATAGTACCCAGAATAATGTCTAAAAATCCAAAGCCTATAGTAACTTCTACTGACTATGAAAGCGATGAAGAGCAAACAAGCGAAAGGTCTCTAGCGGTACAGGATAGAATAAGTGAAATCTATTGTAAGCAAGATATGATAGAGAGCTTAAGACTACGAGCTAGAGCAGGAGTAAGGTATTGACTTGCATTCGCTAAACTATCACCAAAGTACAGACTAAAAAGAACACCACAAGATAAAGAATGAATAGAGATTGATGAGATGGGTAATGAAATACAAACAGTAAAGAAGGAGATTAAAGAAGAAGTATATGAGCAGTACACCTCCATAGATATTAAAAGTCGAGATGATGTCTATTTCGATCCTAGATATACTAGATTGGAAGATATGCCGAGCATCATAGACATAGCAAGAAACATTAGATTATCTTACTTCACTAAGAATAAGAAAAAGTATATGAATATAGACAAGCTTATTGATGCTTGTATAGCGACTCAGAGTGGTGATTTTGATACATATAAAAGCCAAATACAAGCAATAACTGGACTAAGTATATCATCTATGATTAGACCCGATAAACTCGATGTAAAATGTTATTATGGATATTATGACATATCAGAAAGCAAAGATATGAGCAAAGAAAGATTATATGAGTTCTGGACTGTATCAGATACTATTCTAGTATATGCACAAGAAATATCAGTATTGCCTTATGAGGACTTTAGAGTATTTGAGGACACAGAGTTCTTTTATGCTACAGGTTACCTCGAGCCTATACTAGGATTACAAGAAGAGATGAACTGGAAGAAGAACAGAGCCAGTGAGTATGTAAATCAAATTCTAAAGCCTAGTTATATTCGAAGTCCTGCAAGTGGTGTCGATCCAAGAAAACTTAACCAATGACATGGAAATATAATCGCTACAACAAGAACTTGACCAGAAGCACTGGAGAACATACCACAGATGCCAATGAGAGAGTTACACGCCTCATACTTCCAAGAACAAAACGATATTGAAAGACAAATACAAGCAGCATCATTCACTATCAATACTAACTCGCCTATTACTGAACAGTCACTAACTGAAACAGCAACAGGTGCGAAGATACAATCGTATGAAACAGATGCAGTAACAGGTGAAACGAGAAAACACTTTGAAGAAAGCCTAGTAAGGCTAACCTATAAACTTTTGCAGATGGAGTTTGAGAATATGGATGCAAACATAAACGTAAAAGCAGAGAAAGGCTATCGAGAGATAAACAAAGAAGCTCTAAGAGATGCAGTAGAAAAGTACGAAATAAAGATACAATCTTGATCCTCTAGCTACGATAGCACAGAAGCAAAAAGAAATGACTCTTTAGCTATGCGAAATATAGCAATGCAAGCTAAACAAGCAGGAGTACCAGTAAACCTACAGAAGTTGTTCCAAAATGTTATTGAGACATTCCCAGAGATTGACTCCAGTAATATGATAGATCAGGCAGGACAAATGCAAATGATGATGTGATTACAACAGCCACAAGCACCATCTACGCAACCAATGACACCGCAAATGTAAACATAGCCCGAAGGCTATAAACTACGATTTATTATGAATTAACCCCTATGAAGCTACTTAATCTACACTCTAAAGTAAAGCAATTATTATGACTACTTGCTAAACCAGAGAACCAATGAGATTATTTTGACATGCAAAAGGCAGCAGTCCAAGCTTTAACAGTTCGTAATGAATGGAGATTCATTCAAGAGTATCATGAATTAGAAGCAGAGAATGCAATGCAAGCACTAGCTAACCCAAAAACTCCCAAAGAGTTGACAAGTTACTATCAGGCAAAGTATTCTTATGCCGTATCATTCCTTGATCGATTGGATGCAATGAAAGCCTAATTGGCTATTTAAATTTTACCCCCACAAAACACATGTCAGAACAATTCGATGAACAAGGTAATTTAATTACCACTCAGTGAAACTCTACAGACCGAGAAGCACAGTACAAAGCATTACAAGCATGATTTACTAAACAAGCTCAAGAACTTGCAGCACTTAGAAACTCATGAACTAGTAATGAATGAAACACTGCAGAAGAACGAGCTGCTTATATTAAGCAGACAGCTCAAGAAGAAGCTCTAAAGATGAAAGAGTCTCTAGTATCCGAGCAACAACTTAACCACCTTATTGAAAACAACCCTTCCTTAAGACCCTATGAGAAAGCTATTAAAGAGCTTTCAGCTAGTAAGTGAGTAGCCTACGAAGATGTTATTGAACAGTATTGATTCTGAACTAAGGATAAACTTGCAATGGCAAAAGATAGAAATCTAGTATGAGATAGAACGCTTGACAACCAACCGAAGTCTATCGACGATCTATCAGATGCAGAATTTCAAGCCCTTAAAAAGACTCGATCATGACAAGCAACATTGAAGCCGGTGGAAACTTTCTAGAACAACTTTATTCTATAAATTTATTAAACAATGGCTAATTCTTTTAACTTTGCCGACATTATGGCAAGATCTCAACAAGACGTTTTCATGAAGAAATCAGTAGCAATGATTCTTGCTGAAAACAAATCTATGGCTCTTACTTATGGTAAATCATATCAAAGACCATATAGTTCTGTATCTGCTGATGATGATGTAGATGTAATGAACAGAACTAGTGACTTAACTGTTACTGATGTATCTGATACAATCGAAACTCTTACTGTAGATAAACAACGATCTAAAGTACTTGAGGTACACGATTGGGATGAAATTCAATCCTCTTATCCTTTGGCTTCTACTTATGGTGATCAGTTTGGTGAGATTATGAAGTCTAAAATTGACATGGATGTACTTTATGAAGTAGTTAACTCACTCAATACTGTAGATGCAGGAAGTGTATGAGGAACAGCTGGACAAGGAATTGATCTTACGTCAAGTAATGTAGCTGAAACTGTATTTGCTGTCACTAGAGAATTACATGAATCTAATGTAATCGATACTGACTTCGTAGCTGCGGTGTCTCCTAAGTTTGAACAAAAGATTGCTTCTTACTATGGCGCTAAAGTTACAGATCTAGGTGATAATGTATCACAGAATGGATACTTCAACCAAATCGCTGGATTTAAATTGTACTCTACAAATAACCTAACTTGTTCTGCAGTATTAGCTTTAGGTGTTCAACCAACTGCTAATGATACAGTAACTATTGGAGGTGTTACATTTACTTTTGTTGCTTCTCCTACTAATGCAGGTGATGTTGATCTTTGAGGTGATGTTGATGCTACAAGAGCTAATCTTGCTGCATTAATTAATGCTCCATGAACTACTACCGCAGGTGGTGTAGCATTATCTACTGCTAATATTAGAAAATTCACTGCAAGAGTTGTAGCAGTAAACGATAATACAGCTAATACTTTGACTGTTTACTACAAGGGAGCTAACTCATTGACTACTTCTTCTAGTTTAACTTCTGGAAGTAACTTATGGACTGCCGCACTTAAGAAACAATTAAACGTATTTGGTATTAGAAATAAATGTACTACTTTGATTTTCCAAAAGAAAGCAACTGTAGAAGTAACTAGAAGACCATTACAATTCTCTAACTATATCAAGTCTGGAATGTTGTATGGTATCAAGACATTTAAAGATAATGCTCAAAGAATGGTTAAAGTAGAAATACTTGATAACTAGTAAATAGGAGGGGAAACCCTCCCTTTTATATCTACATCTTTCTATGGGGGGAGGTGTAGATATAAAGGATTATTTATTATTACCCCCTTAACACATGAAAAAAATTGTATCAATTTGAGAAAAGAAAGTTTACTTTTACTTCTCTAAAATAGAGAGTGTACAAGTAAGAAAAACGCCTGAGACTGATGATGGTATAGAATACCCGCCATATATGGTAATTATTAATGGGTCAGAACAAGCATTGCTCTATGATGGCAAGTTCTATGTACAGGTAAACAACAGAGAACTACAAATGGAGGAACTAGCAAAGCATGAAGAAGAAATAAACAAATACAAAGAAGAATGAAAAACAGAAGAAGAAATAGACGAAATTATGGCTTGAAAAGGTACAGACTACATAGATAGAGTAGAATATATTATTGATAGCGAAGAAGTAACAAGTACAGTTAAAAGAGCAATAGAACTTTTATAATCTAATTATAAACAACATGAGATCAGATGGCTGAATGCTTCGATATTTACTAAATAGAAATGCACCTGCTGGCTCTTGAGCTAGGAGGGATTTAGCTTTCTGATTTGATTGAGTTAATGACTACATATCCTCAAACGCTACCATAGGTAGAACAGGCTATGATATGAATGTATCAGGAAATGTAAGCACTGGTAGTGATGGAGATGGGAGTTATTTCTGATTTACTTTGACACCGCAATCCTTGCTTGTTACAACCACAGCAATACCAGCTCTTACACTAGCTTCTGCCTTTTCGTATGCTATAAAAATAAAGACATGATCTGATGTAACTACTGCACAAACAGTACATAACAATGTTATATCGACATCTAATAGGGTTGCATTATCAATTGTTTCATGAGAATTGAGAGTATGAATATACAATGGCACTTCATATATTGGTAAAAAGTCATTTACTGTTACAACTAATACAACCTATGTAATACATTATGCATGGGATGGCTCTTCGGTTTGAAAGTTATATCTTACATGAGCTGAACAAACCAATGTTCCAGCATGAGATCCAAGTGCAAGTTGAACAGTATGATTCTCTTTATCACGTGCTTGATCTTGATTCTTATGACAAATTTACTTCTTTGCATGATGGAATAAAGAGCTATCACAAGCAGAAGTAACTGCAGACATAGCACTATGAAACACAACCAAACAAGACCCATCTATAGTAGCTTACTATGTTCCTGATAATCTCCAGTATAATACGCAGTATCTAACAAACCCAACAGCTCTTGACCAGTCAAACTGGATTAAAACAGGTACAACATCCGTAACAGCAAATACTACTGTAGCCCCAGACTGAACCACTACAGCAGATACTGTTGCTATAGCAGGAACAGCAACACAATGATGTAA